ACAGTAAATAATCTATCCGGTGGATGGGAAAGTACCAAGACTGCTGTTGATGCTAGTTCACAAAATTGGAATGAGACCACTCAAGGAGTAGTGGATAATTCAGGATCTTGGAGTACTGGAGTAAATGCTGCTAGTGCTCAAAACTGGAATGAAACAACTCAAGAAGTAGCTGATTCTTCTAGTGGCTGGAATACCACCCAAACAGGACATAACGCTAGTTCACAAAATTGGAATGATGCACTGGTAACATTAGACTCTGCTTCTGGTGGTTGGACCTCAACCCAAAATACTGTTGCCGCTGGAGTAGCAGGTTGGAACAGTACTGAAACTGCTATGGATAATAGCAGCCTTAACTGGAACGAGGTAACTCAGGGAGTAGCAGATGCTTCTGCCGGATGGGGCTCTACGGAAACAGCGGTTACTCTTAGTTCCCAGAATTGGAATGAAGTAGTAAATGGTGTTGGCTCTAACTCTGGTGGTTGGGAATCAACCCAATCAACTGTTGCTGGTGGGGTCGGTGGCTGGAACAGTACTGAAACTGCTATGGATAATAGCAGCCTTAACTGGAACGAGACCACCCAAGGAGTAGCAGATAACTCAGGAGCTTGGGGAGCAGGAGGAGGAGATCCTTTAGCAGTAGACAGTAAGTTCGGTGCTAGTGCTATCGTAGTAACATCAACTAGCTCAGTCAATATCGCACAAACAGGAGCAGGAGGGGATACTTATCTAAAGCTTGACATTGGAGCCGAACTCTATGAGCACGCTAAAGTAGCTTTTATTGTTACTGGCTCCACGGCAGCACCCCAAGAGGATGTTGATGCAGTCTCCTTTAATAATATTAACTCAGTAACAATGGGAACCCAACAGACGTTTGAGGTTGGTAGTAATACTCTCCTCACAAGAAACATCCATGTTGGCAACGTACTAAGCTCTACTGAAGCTTGTGTAACCACCCTACAAGGTGCTGTAAACATCAATGGCGATATTACTATTAGTGCCGCCTCCCTAAGCTCTAACCCAAACAGCAATTGGGACTTAGGTAATTTCATTACCTTCAATGGAGAGTGTATCCACAATGAGCTAGTAACTCACACTAACGATACAGACTTTCAGGCTGACATTACCACTAGTACAAACGTAACTATTGGTACTTTCGGGGACTTCAATTGTTGCACCACAGCAGTCTTCGCTGAGAGGAATATCACGGTTAGCTCCATGCCTATCCCTGCTCCCTATGTGTACGTCCAGCTAGACTCTATAGGGGATGAGGCTCTAGCCGATACGAATGTTGGTGTAGGAGCCTCTATCTCCACCAACATCATGCATGACGATTATCTTAGTTGGAATGATACTTCAAAGAGCTTTATGGTCTCAGCAGGAGGAGCTTACAAGTTGGAAGCAGCACTCCACCTTTCAGCAGCTACGACCCTTTGTGAGATTAAAGTGAAGCAAAATGATATAGCCAAGTATGTCGTAGAGACAAGAGTTAACGGAGCAGTTGATCCCGTTGAAAGATCCATCCTAAAGGTTCTTGATCTCGATGATGGGGATGACGTTGGAGTAACCATTAGCTCCAATAGTGGTGTTGAAGTAAGGTGTCTTTCTGGCACAACCATGTTCTTATCGAGGATAAAATAATGAGTATCATCAAAAAATGGCAATACCCACCTGTGGCACATTGCTGAAAAGGCAAGTAGCTACCTTACTAGTCTAGTAAGATATTCTGCTTTGCAGCGTTAATGACCCTCCAAGTATACGATTCCTTGTATCCTTGGAGGGTTGTCATTATATTACTAAGCCTTTGAAGGGTGGTCTCATCTACCTTACCGTGGATAATCAGAGTCTTCACCTCTTCGATGACGGTCTGAAATTCCTTAATGTCCGCATCAGTAATAGCTGATGCTTTTTTCTTAATGTTATCTGATTTCATACGTTCTTAATTACCTTGATGGGATTGTCCCATGAGCTAATGGTTAGGGAGACTCTCTTGCCTCCCTTGCAGTCTCTAATTGGAAGTACAGCGTGAGGGAACTGGCTCTCGAATAGTACTAATCGGTTGTACTTGTAGTTAACGCAAAGCCAATCAGAGCTTTTTCTAGCTAAGTCCATGACCTCCCAGATATCACTGATGAATGCGTAGTTGTTGTGGTAGCCCTCAGTATGGATTACTAGCTCCCCTCCCTCCACCTCTGCCCCTAGGTAAAAGGTAGCTGTGTACTTGGCTGGGACGACTCCCTCTGATTCCTCGTCACAATCTACATGGTGGTCTAGGCAGTTGGTGTTCTCGTCTAGGCTGTTAAACCAGACCTCGTATCCCTTACCTTGGAACCTAGGGAACTCAGTACAGATGAATCTAATGATCTGTGCTACCCTTGCTTCCAGTTCGTTCTTGTGCTTAGGCTTAATGACGTAACTATGTGGCATGAAATCTAGCTGTAGATCTCCAATAGCTTCAATAGTCTGATACAGTGAGTCGATAATCTCTGTCTTTCTGACGAAGTTGTCGTGAATAGTAATCATAGTTTCTTTACCTCATGCCCTTCTCTTTTATAGTGGCGTTCTCGTTGTTTTGCGTGCCCTTCCAAGTATTTCTCTTTGTCCATAAAATCATAGACGTAGACGACCTCTTTGGAGTGGTGCTTCCTCAGTGCTCTACCCAGGGCTTGAATAGTAGCAATCTCTGATTTCATCCCTCTAGCATTGATGAAGTGGCTTACTTCTTCGATGTTAACTCCTGTTTGGAGGATCTTAGTGCCAATAAGAATTCTAGGTCCATCATCAGTCGTGAATCGATGAATACTTTCATACCTTTCTGAGAGGTTGTTTGCTCCTTCAAGAAACTCGCACTTGTCTCCAAGTAGCTTTTCCAAGGTTCTTCCGTGAGCAAGTGATTTGGTAAGTATAAGAATGCGGGGTCTTTCATTTGATTCTGTTATCGCCTCTACGATTTGTTTGATTTGGTTATTTCTCTTGTCGTTGTGTACAATGTATTCATCGTATACGTCTAGGTAGGACATATCCTCATCTTTACCACTAGCGTCATAGGTTCTGTCTATGAGTTGGATGATTGGCTTGGTCAGCTTACCGTCCTCAATCAATTCAGATGTATTCCTAGCGGTGATGGTAGGGCCAAAGGCTCCTGCTAGGTTGTGGGCTGGGATGTTCTCTCTTGGTGGAGTGGCTGTCATTCCGAATCGGTATACCGCTTCAGGAAAGCTTTGTATAGCCGCCACTGTCTTTTCGCCATTTGCAAACTCATGTACCTCATCAACCAAGAGGACTTCGGCTGTTTCCAAGTGCGTGTCGAGGATCCTCTCAATGCTTTGGACAGTAGAAAGCATAATGTCGCCATAAATATAACCCTCCCCAAAGCAAATGCCAATAGAATCAAACTTGCCCACAGTAGTAAGGAACTCATACGTCTGCTTTAGGATTTGTTTAGAGGTGAAGAGGACGACCATCTTACGTCCCTCCAAGGCTTTTATCAGGGAAGCTAGGATGATAGTCTTTCCTGAACCTGTTGGAGATTGGATAATCCCTCTCTTTTGTTCGAGAGCAGTACTTACTAAGGTCTCTTGATAATCGTATAGCTGTGTACCCTCTATCTCCCAAGGCAACAGATCAGTATTGAACTCTCTCTTGTCCTTGATTTCGGGTACGCACTCGATCTTCTCAAGAGCCTCTTGCACTTTATATAGCATCCCTGTTTTGAACTTCCCTGCCTTGGTAATGAAATGGATCTTCCCATCCCAGTGCCTTCGCTTGTAGGCTGGGGAATGTTCCGCGCCTGGCTTCTTAAATGAGAAGTACTCGTACATAGCTTTCAGCAGATCTGGATTGTCTGTTTTAATGTGCGAATTTAGGGTTCCTACTGTAATTTCCATACACTATAATAGGTGAGAAACCCCCGTAAAAAACCATGAGTAAGAAAGATGATATCGTTTCTGAGATCCTAAAGGATCTTCCCGTAGATGTCGCTATTGAGGTGGAACTCCCCTCAGAGAACAAGGCATATGCTATTGATGAGAGTACAAGAGTTCTTCTTCGCCCGATGACCTTTGACGATGAGAAGAGTCTGGTTAGTGCTGGAAGGGACAGTAATCCCATTAACCTCCTCCTGGAGCGTTGTGTATCGAACATTAAGGTTCCTGACCTACTTTCGATGGATAAGCTCTATCTCATCCTCAAGCTAAGAGAAATCTCTTATGGGGACAACTATGACGTTCTGCTGATTTGTCCCTCATGTCAGGCAGAAAACCCTGTAACTATCCTATTGTCCCAACTAGCCATCAATCCTGTCCCAGACGATTTTACGGACCCAATTGAGATTGATCTGCCAAAACTAGGAAAGAAGGCCAAAGTCCGTATCCCCAGGGTTAGAGACGAGAAAACCTTGTCTGACCCAAAAACCTCCTCAGATCAGCTTTGGAGGTTTGTCACTGAAATTGCAGGTCAGACTGACAAAGCCGTAATTGCTGCCGTAGTTAACAAGCTACCCCTAATTGACATTAAGACCATCATCAAAGCAATGAAGACTGATTATGGTGTCGAGACAAAGGTGAATCTCCAATGCACTTCTTGTGGAGGGGGTAAGGTTGTTGACCTACCCATTGGAGAGAATTTTTTCGGCGTGAAGTAGAGGAAGTAATAGATTTAGACTCTCTGCTTTTAGAAGCCTATATACTTGTAAAGCACGCTAGATTTGCTTACTCAGATGTTAGGCAAATGACTAGGACAGAGAGAACAGCTTTCCTTAATCTACTTAAGCAGGAAACGGAGAAAAACGAATAAGATGCAACTCAACAACGTAAATCTAGCCGATAGACATAATCGACCTACTGTATTGGAGAAGGTAGCCCTAAGGGCATTCTTCATTAACAGTGGTGAGTACTACGACCCATATGACATTAGCGGTGTCACAGTATTTAATAGATCAGATAACCTGACCCCCGCTCAGATCCTAGATGATAACGTAGTTGCACCAGCTATTACTGCGACTCAGATCAAGATGCATTTTTCGGCATCTGCTAATGATGCAGGAGCAGCACTAGCGGTAACTAGCTATAACCCTGCTAAGGATCCAAACTGTCTTAGTGGTATCTTCCGAGTCAGAACAGGTGAGTACGTTGCTGTCCTAGATGGAACTCAGGATACTTCTGGAATCTATACCTTGAATGGTTCGTCTACTGAGGTACAGAATACTGTGAGTGCTGTAGGTGATTACCTTGATGTCTGGACTATTCAGTTCGCACAAGGATCAGTATACCGCTCCATCATAAATGATTTCACTCTCTATGATGACACCTTCTTCTCAATCACCCAGCCCCTAATCTTTTCTGTTCAGAACAGACTTGTTAATAAGCACCTACAGTTAAGCTCCGTAGAAAACCTTAAGTTCCCAACGGAGATTACTATTACCAACAAGGATATTGACACAAGTATCAAAAACCTGTTCAATGATTCGTCTCTAATTACGAATGCTACAGTAGAGATTCAGAAGGTTAACGAGGGTTCCGTTGCTCTGCCCTCCCATGTCACTGTAGTCTCTCACGCTCAAAGCTCAGGCTTAGTAGATGTCACCTCAGACAACACTCTCATCTACAAGTTCGATACAGCCACCCTAGTAAGCCATGCTCAGATCGCACAGTTCAATGGAGTTACTGGAACGTACAGAGCTACCCTTAAGTATACTCTGCTCAATGAAACTATCGTCAGTCCTCCCTACTACTTCGTTATATCTTAGACAACTTTAGTAGTTGGGCGTACTCGTAAGTGTATTTCTCAGCTCTATCATGGAGCCAAGCCTTTAGGTCGTGTTTAAACTGCCAGGCTTGGTTCCAATCTTTTTCTGGAGGGAAGCACACAGAGAACTCTGGGAGGCGTAGGGTCTTCCTAAGCTTCTCGAAAGCCAGGATTCCCTTGTGTCCACCCTCATCCTCGTCAAAACCAAGGATAATACGGCCCTTAAAGCCTAGTAGAGACTCAGCTTGGACTCTAGAGATGATATTTCCACCGATAGCAGTAGCATTAACGCCTGCTAGTTGCATACTTCTAGCATCCACACACCCTTCACACAAAACTAGGTGGTCAGCTTCCTCATCGAAGGGATAGAAGACATCATTTGCCTTAAATGAGCCTCTAGGGTTGAGGTATTTAGGCTTAACATTACCCAATGCCCTAGCTTGGAAGAAGAAGACCTCCTTATTGCTGTCGAAGTAGGGGATTAGCACCCTCCCTTCGAACCTACCGGAGTGACAGTAGTAAAATTGGACACCTTCGTCATCGACATCAAACAATTTACGACCATAGAGGTAGTACCAAGCATCCTCTACCTCAACGGAGATGCCCTCCTCAGAGATAGTGTACGGAGAGATAGGAATTAGGTCCGTTTCCTCTACCTCATTAGGTACGATCTCCTCCTCTACCTCTACTTCTGGGAGATCCTGATAGTTGAAGGTCTTAATAAACAGATCGCGCATTGCACGCTGCCTAGTAATTCCCTCCGACATAGCATACAGTCCGATGAAGTTGCCTTTCTCCCCAGTCTTGAAGCATCTCCACAGACCTGTATGGATGTTCACGGACATATGCCGCTTGAAATCATACTCTAAAAACAGCGATTCCATGACGAATTCCTTGTCATCGGCTGATAATCGGCCAATACTTTGGAACTTCGTAAGAACGTAGTCTCTAATATACTGAGGTGTAACTATGTACATAAAAACGATATCTGAATCTAAACTGAATACTTACAAACAATGCAAGCTGAAATACAAGTTCCGTTATGTGAACAGGCTTGCTGAACCAAAAGGCTCCAACGTTGATGCTCTCCATTTCGGCTCGTATATCCACAAGGTTCTTGAGGATGCAATCGAGGCTGAAACATTAGAAGAGATGGTTGAGGTGTCCAAGCGGGTCAAGGGGAACTACTCTATATCAGAGAGCTACCAGGGCAAGGACTTGAAGTGTTTCACCAATTTTCTTAAGTTCAACAAGGGCCTGGGCAAGACGGTAGGCAAGGAATTAGTCTACGAGGTTCCCATCAAAGACGACATCACTGTCAACGGCATCATCGACCGTGTTATCCAAGGGGAGAACGGTGGTTATCTCGTCATCGATTACAAAACAAGTAAGAGAGAGAAAACCAGGGTGGACCTATTCCAAGACACCCAACTGAAGGGGTATGCTTACGCTATCAGTAAGCTGTTCAAAGTTCCTGTTAGCGAGGTTGTCGTAGCTCACTACTACCCTCTTACAAATAACTTCGTCTACCTAACGTACACATCAAACCAGATATCTGCTTACTGCAAGATGATCGTTGATAAGATCTGGATGATTCGTAAGACCAAGGCTGAGGATGTTCGTCCTTCAAGGAATGAGTTTTGTAACTGGTGTGCGTACAAGGTTATGTGCCCTGAGTTTCAGACTGCTCATGAGTGTGCTAGTAGGCTCGAAAAAGAGAAAGCCAGAAGCAAGCAACTCAGGGAGGCTAGAAAGGACCGCAAATAAAAGGCTCATACAATTCAATGTCGATGGCTACAAAAAAGCTATTGATCTGCTCGGGGCTGTACTTGCACTTCTTATTGAGGTGGTTGTACAGCCTCTTTCTTTTTAGTACCTTTCCTTTATTCATGTGCTCAAGGATCTTGAGTTGAAAATGCTTGATGAACCTCTCCGAATACTTGTGTCTCCACTTCTCCACGAAGTTCGAGCTTAGAGTTTCATTTAAGAGATCTAGGAAATCAATAATGTCAATATCTATATTGTTACTATACATAATAAAGGGAAAGGCTATAGAGTAAATTAGTAACTAAAACCTTTAATCACTTAACCCAAGCTTATATTATAAGAGCATTCTATGAGGCACTTTTCCTCAAAAATTTCAAATTTCTTTGCCCAAGTCGGTATTTCAGACGATCTACTTGTAGCAGAGGTTCCAAAGAGCCCTTCATGCGCTTCCCCAGGAGACTTCCTATTCTTCCAATACTCACCCAAGTACAAGAGGGATGTAGGATCTAAGGGAAATACTTGGAGGATTGTCCTGATGGTACAGCCTATCGTTAAGCAAGCGGGAACAGGGAACTTATTGCTAACGGGCTATGAACTCCCAGACTCAGGAGGATACACCCCAGACTCCCTGTTGACACTATATAATAACAAGGAGTTACCAGAGGATAGCTACAGGACATTCATCCTGAACCCTCCCTATGTGGTTTCCCCTCTTTATAGGATCCAGAGAAGTTAATGGCAGCACAAGTACTAATGTTGGAAGCTCTAAGCAAGCTTACCGTGGGCTTAGATAAAGCTGTCGGATCAATGGAAGAGAGTATCTCACTCTTTGACCAGGGACAGAAGACCTCCCTAGCTTTGGGTCAGAACCTAGACCAAGCAAGAACTACCCTTGGCCCCAGCATTGATAACCTCAGGGGATCGATTGACAATAAGCTAAGTATTGGCCTAGCTGGACTAGCTGCTGGTCTCCAGGGTAATACTGAAGGTATCTCCACCCTTGCTAATCAACAGCAACTAACGGGACAGGACTTCAAGAAGACCTTTAAAGTATTCTCTGAACTGATCTCTGTTGGAGGTGTCCAATCCATTGCAGCTAACGAGCTTGCCGATCAAGTTAGAAAGAACTCCGTAACCTACGGGGTTACTTCTGAAGCCCTTGTGGGTGCGCTTAAGTCTGTGGAGCAGACACTAGCTGCTCAGAACCTCCTAGGCTTTGGTACAGAAATCCAGGGAGCCATCGTAGAGCTTCAGGGAGTCCTAGGACCAGAACTCCAGGGACAGCTCACATCCGTTGTACAGACAATCCTAAAGCCAGGCACCGACTCACTAGCTCAACTCTCGATCCTAGGGATTGGAGATGTCCGATCTAGGATCGAAGCCGCTAGAGGAGACCAGGCTGCTATCTTAAGTATTCTCCGAGAGTCCCTAACTATCGCAGGAAGGAACTTTGAGAAGTTAGCTGGTGGTTCCGAGGCCACATTCACCTCGTTCGGTATCCTAGAGAAAGCTATAGGAATAGGATCCGCAGACTTCTCCATCCTAAGCCAGAAGCTACAGGAAGGAGGTAGGATCAGGCAAGAGGGGGATATGAATTATGCTGACACCATTGCAACCATCACGGCTGAAGTATGGAACCCTCTGAAGGAAGCCATGCTACCTATAATCCACAAGTCCCTACCCCTCTTGAGACTAGGGGCTGACTATGTATCGAAAGGAATTGGTTATGTCGCTGAGAACTTAGACGTTTTCGGAGTAGCTATAGGTGCTGTGGTCCTCCCGGTGGTAGGAGTATTCGTTGCTGCTTTGAAGGGACTTAAGATCGTCGTGGATCCTTTGATTTTCTCTGTCAGTACTTTGTTTAATGCGTTCAAGAGTGTTGAGACTTCCCTGCTTTCTATGCCAGCAACGATTGAGGAGTTAGAGCTACAGCTAATGCTTGGATCCTCCAAGTTCTTTGCAGGAGTTATAGATGGACTTTCAGATATGTCTTTCGATATGCTTGGTGGAGAGTTTACTCCCTTCGATGGACTCAAAGGTTTGGGAGCTACCCTTAGGGCAACTTCGCTAGTTCTAGAATCCGAGTTTGATGCTTTGAAACTACAGAATGAACGGATCGCAGAGAACACAAAGAACACCGCTGACAATACTAAGCCTAGCCCTAACCGATATCTGGTTGAGAGCAATGGCATTATCGAAGGCGCTATCTCTAAAGTACTGGGTATCAAGGAGAACAAGACGATTAGCCTACAGGAGCAGATGGTGGATGCTTTGCATGAGGTTAACGATAGACTAGCAGACAACAAACCCTCCCCAGTACCCCAATTTGGAGGTAGCCTATAATGACTAACCAGTACATCATTGATCGTAAGCTCCCAGAGAGATCAAACCTACGCTTCTACTTCCCTAATCCCTCTGAAGGGGTAAGGTATTTCGTAGTTTCACTCCCCTTCTTCGAAAATCCTACGATCAAGGAGACCAAGAAGGCTAGAATCAAGAAGTACAATCTGATTTCTCGCTCTAGCGATCTTTATTCTTACCTTGGAGCGGACTCTAGACAGTTCGATCTCAATTTCAGCATCACTCTACCCCATGTTCTTGATGAAAATACTAACACGGTAGTCGAATCCCTCATTGGGTACACCGATATGAACTATGAGAACTCTGAATCAGAGCAAAAGAAGTTCAAGACAGTATACTCTACTGATGATAGCAATATTAGTGGTGCTTTAAGCCTCTACAAGAAGTTCTTTGCCAACGTAGAGAGCCTAAAGGACTCAGCAAAACAGGTTCTAGGTAGTGATTGGGCTCAAACAGGCATGACAACCTATGAATTAGCGCAACTCAAGGCTACTTATGAGCTAGAGGGAGACCCAAGCCTAGCTGAGATCCTAAACAACTACCCCGCTGCTCAACAGGGTGGGGGTCAAAAGGCTACTAACACGGCTACCAACCCACAGAACGCTGCTCCTAACGCAGCCTACTCCGATGGCTTCATCCACAAGATGAAAATTATCGATCTGATCGTTTACTGGTCTAATATCATTCGTTCTAGCGTAATAAACAACTCTAAGAACCCTCTATACGGACCACCCATCATCAGACTCAGACATGGAATCATGTATCAGGATATTCCCTGTATCTGTATGAGCTATACTCTAGAGGCAGACGAGATTGCAGGGTACGACCTCCAAACACTCCTACCCAGAAGGTTTAACGTCTCCATGAAGCTTGAAGAGACCAGAACAGGTGATTTTGGTGAGTTCAATCAGAACGATATCATCGCAAAGGACAATCTAGCAGGATGGGAGAGCGTACTGAGCAAGCCTCTCACTATGGATCCAGGATACGGTGAGAAATAATGGCTGCTCTAGGCAAAAACAAGGGGCCTTACGCTATTGATGCCAATATCGTTACCCATAAAGGGGCTAGAGTTACTACAATCGTTAACTCCCCCATCTATGATAAGATTCTAGCAGACTTGGAGAACAAGTACGACTACGAGGTAGGCTATGTCCCACAGGGCTATGCTCACCGACCTGATTTGATTTCCAATGTATTCTACGGAAGCCCTAAGAACTGGTGGCTCTTGATGTTAGTCAATAGTATCACAGATCCCTTTGAGGGCTTCAAGGTGAACGAGAAGATCCTTATTCCTAGACTGAAGTAATGAAAATCCCCACAGCAAATGTTGTAGTAGGCTTCGATAGAGAGGTCATGAATGAGTTGTTCGCCACAGGAGCAACTTACAGCAACTTGCTTAAGGGCATTACGGATACTACTGTAACTGAGTCTACACCTGATGGAGTTACCGCCCAGAAGATCAACAAGGATGTCCTACTATTCAACAAGCAGAACAATCCTAACTTTCTGAGCTTCAAGCACACCCTCCTATCCGAGGGCAGTATCTTTTCTCTAGACATCATCGACCCTACAGGTGAGTTTGAGAAGAGATACCTTACAGCAGACCTAACAACTATCCTCCCTAACGATACCTCCTTTGGAGGAGAGAGGAAGAGCCCCCTAACCACATCCTTGCTGGATGGGCAGAAGGCGAAGCTTACAGAGAATGATCTTCAGACCAAGATTGGAGAGTACTCTAAGAGATTCAACCAAGCTACGGGTATAAAGAAGATCTTCATTGCATACGGGGTAGGGAGTAACCTTGATCTATGGTCAGGGCCTCATGTTGCTATCCTAAAGGGAGCTTCGATCAACATGGATGGGGCTAGAAAAATTACTCTAGAGTTTGTAGCTACAAACAATCATCTCTCTATTGGTAGCAGACGAGGACTGTACAACGAGAGTCTAGAGAACACCATCGACCTACAAGGCATGACCATTGAGGTGAATGCTAGGTCTTCTAACATCAACTTTCTAGACTCAAGTAAAAAACAATATGGAAAAGAACATGAACAGGCTTTTACTAAATCAGCTTACGGTGTCCCTACTGAAGCGGCTGGTAATGCTTTTGACATTCACCTCCCTGTATGTGATACTATTAGGTCTCTAGTAAGGAACGCTACTTCTAACGAGAACGTCATCGTCCTCCTTCCAGACCTAAACAAGATTTGCTATACTGCCCTAACTGAGGAGCTTAACCTAGCAATCATAGACAAGACCCCTCCTAGCAGTTCTGCTGGCACAACTAATAGTGCTACCCTGGATGATAGGAAGACCCTGTACTCCTTGGGTGACGATAAGAAGAATCTTAAGAGTAAGGCTGAGGCTGTTGCCTCCCTATTCTCTCTTACCCTGGACTCCATGCTGAAGGATCCTATGGGGGAGCAGAGAAACTTTGACCCTCCAACTAAGCAGTTCTTGGAAGAAACAACGGACACAGCGAGCTTCCGTGATAGACTCACTAAGTTTTTTGCGGAGAGAGACTTCTTCTTCACTAAGACAGTTACTCGTACAGGTGGCTTCCCTGATTACAAGGTAGCACTCAAGAGTATCATTGATGCTATTCGAGGTGCCTCTAAGGGGGAGCACTTCTCTGATTTCTCGTACTTCTATGAGACCAATACTCAGCTAGTAGAGCTATGGTCAGAGGAGCAGTTTGATGGAATCACCCTATTCGGAGGCCATGAGAATACCCTGGACCCAGACAAGCCAGCTATCATCATTGGCGACCTGGGTATGATTAAGGATTACCTGTACGGCAGCGAAGCCTTGTCCGAGGGTGGTGAGGTGTCCACCTACCCAATCCACCCCTACGATAACGTCATCCTTTCTGATAAGGGATACAACGAGAGGGTTAGGAGTGTAGTCTTCAAACCTATCAACACTAAGGGGGACTTCGGAGATATTTCCTACATCCCTGATGAGTTCTCCTACACTGACGCAAGCTTCTCGGAAGAAGCTAAACAGGAGATCAGGGAAAGACAGATCCCCGTCCTACGATATAACACTACCAACCCTAATGTCCTCTCTCTGTCTAACAAGACTGCTGATGTATACCTAGCACAGCTTACGATGGGTATTCAGAAGGAGAACAGCCGTAGAGCATCAGCCTCATTAGCAGGAGTGATGCAGACCAAGTACACAGACTTTGAATTCTATAACACTGATGCCATCATTGCCTACATTAGAAAAAGGAACCTTTCATTAGGGGCAGGAGATAATAAAGGGATCATTCTTAAGGAATTGTCCAACAAGTTCAAAGCACATTCGGAGTTCACTTTAGCAGACGCAGAGGAGCAGGCAGCCCACGCTTACGCACTCTACGAGGGAATCCTAAAGCTCCCAGGCAATCCTATCTTGAAGGTAGATCAGCTATTACCTGGAAACCCAGTGAACATCATTAGTGATCTGGCAGAGCAAATGTATAATATGGCATACACTGTCTCCGTGGAGACTTTACCTATGTTCCACCTGAGTAACATAAATACCCTTACGAAGAACATCGTCTTGTTCGCACAGGACCAAGATATCCTTCAGTCGGTTCCCCCCGAGAGGTCTGCTATCAATGCGTTCCTAACAGGCTACTACAAGATCTTCGGGTTCTCCCATGAGATCTCAAACACCACAATCAAGTCTACGTTCGAGCTAGTTAAGATCGTTATGGATCCTGCTATCAAGCTAGACGACTCAGAATCACTAGAATTAACCTCATGAGAATCGCGTTAGCAGAAGTTAGAGAGAACTTTGATCCCGAAAGGGAAGGGAAGATCTATGCAAAGATTGAGGGTATTGGAGATTCCGATAAGCTCATCAACATGACTAACCTGTATAGCTCTGGTTCTGAGGGTACGGTTAAGGCCCCCGCTCCTATCAAGGGTACGTCTATCTTAGTCTGTCAACCAGAGAACACAGACGAATGGTTCTATCTAGCAACTACAGGGAAGGAGTTCCTTACCAATGCCAATACAGCAACGGAGACCTTACATGAGTTCGAGCGTCCTAATGCTATTGCTTCTGATAGGGGTAACGAGAAGAGAGGTGGGTCAGGACGAGACAACGATCTCCTCATCCAGAATGAGCTAGGCTGTGGCCTTGAGCTAGCACAGACTCTCGGACAGAAGAGTAACGTAGTCCATTCCAAACTATTCTCTGGACAAGGTAAGAAGGTATTGGTCAGTGATAGCTCGGAGATTGATTCAATCATCATCGACTCAAATAGAGGCAGTAGAATCTCTGTCACTGGAGATCCTAAGTCCAAAGCCCTCCCTGCCCAGGCTGTTGAGATCAATACGGTAGGACCACAAACGTATATCAATCTAAACTCTGCTACTAACATGGTAGTGCAGGATGGTAGAGACCTTCAGCTAATTAACAACTCTACAGGTAGTAACAAAGGTGTTGCTAATCCTGAAGCCTACGGTAACGTCAACCTACAGAGCAAGAACAGAGACGTTAATCTATTCACTAAATCAGGCATTGGACGTATCTTTATCGAGTGCCTAAACCCCAATGGCTCTAGTGAGATCATCCAACTGAAGACTAATGGTAACGGCACTATTCGTTTGATAGCTACTAAGGTAGAGATTACAGCCGACAAACTAGGAGTAGACGCTAACACCATCGACCTACAGGCTGCTGGGGATATCAACCTTGGTGCTGGTGGTAACGTAAGTATCCAAGCAGGAGGAAACGTCAATGCAGACGGTTCTCTAATCAACCTAAACTCTGGGGCATCCTCTCCTCCAAACCCAGGCAACGGTGAGGACACTAATCACTACGGACCCCAAGGAGTAACCACATTCTAACATGGCATCATTTGATCTAGAAACCTTCCTCAAAGTACAAGGGGAAACAGGAGTAACAGCTTTCGGCGCTGCTGGTATGGCCTTTGGATTACCCAGTTGCGCTCTATTCCTAGGACAGCAGATCCTAAACATTCTCCCCTCTAGCGTACTAGCAGATGTCAGAGCTAATATTATCTCTGCTAAGTCCCTAGCCAACAACGCTACTAGAGAGGTGTTCAAGAAGCTCATGCTGGATACAGGTATCATTGAGTTTGATACTGACCAGGGCATCTTCATCTTCAAGTCTCCCTTCTCCACCACTGATAACGATGGACTACAGGGATTCCAAAACCTAGCTGGCATCCTAGGAGCATTACAGTTTGCCTCCTCTTTCGGAGCACAGATCTATCAGAACTATACCAACATCACTAACGAGATTGATGCTGCTATTGATTGCCTGAACAAGATCAAAGACGTTAAGGCTTATCAGCCTGGCAATTCTGCTGAACAGAAGTTAGCTCTCACCCAGCAACAGGCTGAGGATCTTCTAGATACTAAGTTTGCTGCGGAGAAAGCAGCACTAGAGACTACCAACGAGTTTATTGACGATTGCAATAATCAGATCCTTAGGATAGATACCATCCTAGCTCAGAGAGCAGCAGACGATACCTTGGAGCCTTGTCTCCTAGACAGCGCAGAGCTAGACCAGTTCCTAGGTAGCACAACGTTCAAGAGATGCCCAGTCGATGACCCTGGCCTGGAGGAAGAAGATGTATTCCGTCTAACCTACGGTCCACCTGTCACAAAGGAAGGACAGTATGTTCTGACCTCAGATGGTCTATACTACGACTCACAATCTGGTGGCCTAGATCCCATCTACCTAAGTATTTCTGGAATCATTGCCCCTGGTGATAAGTGGAAGTACGACTACGATCCAAACCTAGGCGGCAAGGGTACTACTATCTCTATTGCCTCCCTCAACAAGTTCACGGATAACATCTTCGATACTGCAATCATTGATGACAGCAAGGGCCTCAAGATGTACTACGATGCTGACCACTTCCTTTCTGTTATTAAGCAGCAAAGGGATAAGCACGTTTACGATCTATCAGGAGACCTACAAGGGTTCATCACCGAGTACGGGGAAGGTTCCTCCATCGTTAAGAATCAACGCAACCTAATCATCTCTGAGATTGCCAACCACAATCACAAGATCAACAGACGTAAGAAGCAGATCGAGGTAGCCCTCAAAGCTCCACAGATCTACGGGGATGGTGACGGGCCTATGTTCGCACCTGGCGAGATCCCTATTAACGATTTCTCCTTCCTAGAGAAGTACAACCTCCAAGTCGATCTGGAGAAGCAGAAGGCCCTAGTCTTTGCTGAGGGTGAGGTGGATGGAATGGTCCTACCTATTGATCCTAAGTTCGTTAAGTCTTCTTCCAAGTCTCCCTCAATTGGGTTTGCTCATCTTAGCGTGCCTACTGTTGGTAAGGGAAGTATCATCTATACTCCCTCTGGTGGAGCTACGCCTTCAGGCACAGTCCTATCTCTAACAGATCAGATTGTGGACGAAGACTTATTTGCTATCTACAACTTCCTGGATACCACCCTGAGTCTTCCCTCCTCAACAGATTTCCATACCACTAACTGTGCCACCCAGGGAGTATACAACAACGCTCAACTAGTAGGCACTAACCAGCAAAGCATCTTCTTTTCAGGACTAGCTATCCCTTACCTAGAGGGTGTAGTAAAGAACAAGTCCTCAGATTCAGCAGGAGCTTCTGCCCTAGGTAGCTTCCTAAGATTACCAGACAACCCTGAGTACAGGGATCTAACATACAACCACAAGGGATTCACAGTAGACTGCTGGGTCCATGTACCCAATATCAAGGACGAGGAACTGGGCTGGCTTAGTACCAGCACCTCTTCTCTAACCAAGGTACTCTTCGGGTGTGAGAACACTGGTAATACCTCTGGCGTTTCCGCTATAGATCATACGGCTACCCTTAGGGGCCTAGACTTCCTAGAGAACAAGAAAGGTACTGATTATACTAGAGGCTTGATTTGTGGTTTCTCTAGAGACAGAAGAATCACACAAACTTCCTCTACTGCTAGTAACTCTAATGGGGATAACCTCACCTCCTCTTCGCTCAGTTTCTTCCTAGCCCCTACGCAAGCTAGAGACTCCTCCTCCCTGTCTTGGATCAACAATGATGAGTGTCAGGACTTTGCCTCGTTCTTCAAGATGAAGGTAGACCTCTCCTCCAACCATAGTTTAGGGAGCGTGGATTCGAACTTCGTACACCTAGCCATTGCAGTAAACCCCCAAGAGGACGAGGTGGTAATGTACATCGATGGACAGGTGCTAGCTACGTCCGCGCTCACAACCGTCTTCGGAGAAGCTAAGTATGCTCCACCCAGCCTACCCTCCTTTAAGAAGCCTAACAGCTTTGAGTATTCCTTATCGACAGTAGATGGGCCTCTTACGGTTAAGACTGGGCCTAAGCTCAATCCCTTCTACACTCCCTGGCTTGTAGGTGGAGGTTGGACAGACGGTATGTACCAGTACGGAAACTTCATGGGAGGAGGATCTACAGGAGGAGTAATCAGTGGACTCCGTGGACACGTTGGGAGTCTCAAATTTTACTCTAGAGCCCTAGATAGTAGAGAGGTTCTGACCAACTACGAAGCACAACAAGGCTTCTTCAAACAGATTATCACCTAATGGCTGCTAACAATACAGTAACGATCTATGGGACTACTGTTCCCTCCTTCATCGAGAAGACCCCAACCAGTAAGAAAAAGGTTACTTACGGGCTGGGTTTTCCCCTAGGCTCTAATAGAGAGTCTGGTGGCTTCTTCACGAAGAAGACAGGAGTAGAGCTTATTAAGGATGCTGTTATTCAGCTACTTAGGACAGATAGAGGAGAACGTATCCTACTCCCTAAGTTTGGATGTAACCTCCGTAAGTTCCTTTTCCAACCACTAGACGAAACTACCTTCGAAGCTATCAAGGAAGAGATCAGATTCTCTTTCTATAACTACATCGTAGGTGCTAGACTAATCAAGCTAGGGGTAACCCCCTTAGGGGACACAGGACCATCTGGAGGCAACTCTCTTCTGGTCACGCTCACCCTCCAAATCATCGAAGAGGATCTAGCAGTCTTTGACGTACCCGTACTTATCTCCTAATGAACCTATCAGGAACACTATCCTCAGACTACATGAAGCTGGCAGAGATCCCTGTCAATAAGAGACCTTCGTTAATCAACTTTGCTGCAACGGATTTCGTCTCCCTAAGGGACTCCCTCATCCAGTATGCTAAAGCGGTATACCCACTAGAGTACCAGTACTTTGTTGAGTCTGATCTAGGTCTAATGTTCCTAGAGATGATTGCCTACATGGGTTCTGTCATGTCCCTCAAAGCGGATATGCTAGCCAACGAAAACTTCCTCTCCACAGCTAACCAGCGTTCTAGCGTCAAGAAACTCCTAGAGCTAATTGGTGTACGCATGAGGGGGCCACTATCGGCTGCTGCTGATGTCGAGGTTTCTCTTAGCCAAACTCCAGGGGGAGGAACTTGGACTATCTCTCAAGAAAATAGGGTCATCACAGTTACTTCTCCTGAAGATGGGGGCCAAGTAAGCTACACACTCTATCAGGTAGAGAACGGACTGGTTACTGATCTAGACACCAACGCTAACGCTGATCTAGAGATCACTACAAATGGAAGGCTCTATACTGATCTGGCTATCCAAGAGGGTGCTTTAGTAACCGACTCAGGTGATTTTGCTGCTACCGAAGGGGTTAGAACTATTCAACTAACTACTGCTCCTGTTATCGAGGGCAGCGTACAAGTCTTTATCGACTCAAGCGAGGCTACTGTAAACGGAGCCTTTCATGAAGTAGATAATCTCTACTTTGCTTCAGGCATATCAGATAAGATCTTCGAGATCGTATACGATGATGATTTCGGAGCCACCGTAGTCTTCGGTGACGGCACCACTGGTATCTCCCCAGATGACTCAGCCTCTTACCTAGTTACTTACAGGATTGGGGGTGGATCTAGAGGTAACCTTCTAAAGGAGTCTATTAATACTGCTATCGAGATTAACGCTGGGGTAGGCATTACCGCTACCCTGACTAACGTTACTCCTGCCGTGGGAGGAGCCAATGCGGAATCAATTCAGAACGCTAAGAAGTATGCGCCCCTTACCTTCCGTAGACAGGACCGACTAGTTACTCTTCAAGACTACTCAGTCTTCGCAAACACATTCATTAGCAATTGGGGAACCGTTGGCAAGGCTAGAGCAGCTACAAGACGAGCTTACGCTTCCGCTAATACCATCGACATCTATGTGCTAGAGAAGGCTTCTGATCTACAGCTACAGAAGGCTACTCCCAACTTTAAAACTAATTTGCTAGAAGCTATTAGCTCTAAGAAGATGGCTACTGATGAAGTTGTCATTGTAGATGGACTGATTAGAACAATCGATCTGGTCACTACCATTAAGATTGACGAGGAGCAGAAACCTCACCAGAACGAGATCATCTCCAAGGTTAGAGAGAAGATCCTTAATTACATGGGTGCTGATAACAGAAGCTTCGGCCAAGCACTAGAAGTATCCGATATCAACAGGAAGATCTTTGAGGTAGACGCTGTTCGTTACTCTACTCTAAACAACCTAGATCAGGACGTACTAGTAGACTTCAATGAGATCATCCAACTAAACAACCTTACAATTAACGTAGAGCTTCTCTCCTAATGTCTGAAGAATACACTCCATCTCCAAGAACGTATACGAGGACCAACTTCGTAGAACTCTTACAGCTTATTACCCCAGAGGTATACAAGACTGAAGACCTAGCTCTGAGTGGAGTGGAGACTAATCCATTCTCTAACATCATCAACGCTCATGTGCAGGCAGCTAATAGCATTAGTACTGTCCTGCCTATGTCCTCTGTTATAGGGACACAGGTTTCAGCAATCAATACCTTGGAAGGTATCTCACAGTACTTCGTCAAGCAGAACAAGCTAACGAACCTCAACCCCTTCCAATTCGAAACCAAGATTCTGATTCCTCTAGGGCAGACTCTATCCAACTTCGATACTAGCGCAGAGTTCCAAAGCTACCTATCGGGTACTCTTCTCCCCTCTATCGTAGTCCCCACACCCACAGATAACTCAGTCCTTGAAGCTAACTTCAGTACCCTATCCAGTCTAACTAATGATTCCCTGGGAGCCAGTAGCGTACATGAGTACCTAGCTGATGTCTTGGGTTGGTTCTACTTCCTAAACACTTCAGCTAATGGCAGCTTGGCCTGGGAGCCCTCTGGCTATGTAACGTCTTCTCTAACTCGTCTGTACACGGGAGACACCCTAGAGACTGCTGATGGAGTACGAGGATTCACAGAACACATTTGGAGGAACTATGACGTATGCTCCTTCTTCGAAGACAGTGCTCTGATTCCTGAGTCCTATGTTTCAGCAACCTCAGATAGGCTACACACCTACCTCAGTGGAACTCAAAAGCTAAGTAATCTCCTCAGCTTTGTAGATGCAGTTTACTCTAAACTGCATATGGATAAGACAGACTTCAGAGTAAAGACTGCATTCCAAGACTACATTGATGCTCAAACTACTCTAGAGGATACGGTAAACAAGGGTCCACTACAGAAGTTCCAAACTATGATGGCTCTCGGTATGGCAGACTATACTGATGCTGTCGAGAACATTGGTTTGATTTATGACATCAACCAAGTAAAGGATGAGCACTTAGAGTACATCGCTGAACTCATTGGCTGGAGGCTTAGAGGAGAGTCCCCTGCTAAGTGGAGACATCAGCTTCGTAACGCAGTAGATATCTACAAGAAGTCTGGTACGCTAGCCGCAGTACAGACAGCCATTAATACACTCATCGTAGATTCAGTCTTCGATGTATCGGGACAGGTACAAGAGTTGTGGGAGTCCTACATCCCCTTCTTAATCTGGTACGCTCTAGGAACTGAGTCCGAGTACTTCCAGAACCTAGAGACTTGGACTAAAGATAAGGCACAGATAGCGGGGATGGAGAGGTACAGTACAAGCTCTCTGGAAGAGAACCTAAAGCTCGTCACTGATTTTATCCTCCTAGACCTATACAAACTATTTCCCGAAAACTTCATCTTCAATAACAAGAAGTGGGATCCACCAAGGTTCTACACCCTAGACAAGTTCGGATGCACAGAGGACTTGTACACTATACTAGGGGAGGATGGGATGTTGCCCTTCCACCTTCACAAGCCCACAGATAAGGGTTTCCAAGCATACAAGCAAGATGCTAAAGTCTTTGATGAGGAGGATCAGTTTGACGCTGCTCTAACCTATGGCCCTCTAGGCTATGGGGTCTACATGGCTGGATTGAATCACCCAGGAGCAGGTAATAGACCAATCTATCTTTCCGCTACTGGCGACATGAACTTTGTCTTCAACTACAGAGGACACCTCAATTATCCAGTACCTCCATTCGAAGAAGTAAAGTACTTCAGGGATTCCTCTGTCACAGCAGATCTAGTCGAGGCTCTAGTAGAGAAGCTTAAGTGCTTCGGAGTAAGAGAAGCTTTCGCTGACCAAGTAGGCACCTTCATTGTGGATGAGGGAGTAACCTCAGACACTAACCTAGGTAGTCTTAATGAGTTCCTACTCCTGTTTAGCTCTTGTCAGGTAGCTCCTAACTACGACTCAGTAATGCTTAGTCATTCCAACTACGAGAAAAATCTTCTCAACCTATGGAATGGCAAGTCCTCACACCTCTTCATTGATTTCGATAACACTGATTTCGATTTTGCTAAGACCACTTTCGAAGGAGACTCTAGGTACGCTCTTTATGAGGCTGCTAGGGTAGGAAAGGAGTTTGCACCAGGCCACGCTATTGTACGCACCAACCTCAATGCCAGTGCTGAAGAGTTTGCTTATGATTACTCTGGAGTTGATTGGGATTATCTGGGGATAAATCATGACGATGATCGTGGGGCCTTAGGAGAGGGAACGGTTCTAGCCAACTTTGAATCTAGCTCCGCTAAGATGAGGATCCTTGCGGGGGGTGGAGACCAGGGGGATCTAGATTGGCAGAGTGGTAGAGGTGGACTCAACACTTTCAAGAGGAATATGGTAGATAATATTGCCGATACCTTTGCTTTCGATCTTCCTGCTTCTACTGAGAACCTTAATACTCTAGTGAATAGGAAGGCATTGCGTAGAAGGAACTACAGGTTCACTCTTCCCAAGGAAGGGTACTACGATAGAACAGGGTTCAATGGTCCTACCTCCTGGGACGCTTCTACGGCAGAGCATTCCTACGTTAGTGGGATTGGAGAACTTACTCTAGGGTATGTTGCATCAGCAGGAAAGTTCCACCCAGTAGCGGATCCTGTAGAGCCAACCGGAATCTGGCACTTCTGCGAGGGGCTTGCTTCCACCAGAACCTTCTCTGGGATTGACACCTCTACTACCTTCCCCTACAGAGGGTTAAGCTCTGTAGCCCTGAATAACAATTCTAAAATCCCTGAGCTTTCAGCCTCGGCCACGCAGTACGTTGACAGGTGCCAAACCCCCCCCGTGTACCTAGTGGCCCACAGCCTATTCGAGCAGAAAGCCAGAGACCATGCTGCTGAGGCTATCAAAGTAGATAGCTCAAGCTTTGATCTTGACGGGTACTGGAAAGACAACATCCAAAGCTATGCTAACCAGGCTATTGCAAGTGGTCTAGTCATCAACTCCTACGACGACTACATTAACTTCAGTTTCCAATCAGGACTGCACAAGCTACATCGAGACTACTATAGACACCTAGGTAGACACACTCTTAGCGTAGCTGATATGGCTAAGACCGCTAACATCTTCGGCCATGTATTCGGCAAGGGTCTGTACAATTGTGATTTTGCTCTAGCTGGATCAGCAGGAACTACATTCATTGCTTCTAGTTTCGCAGACTCAACCTCAATTGTAACTAGTTCCACTGGTGCGTTCATTGCTAGTGACGCTGGGGATATGGTAGTACCAGTCACAGGTAAGTTCATAGAGGGCAGCGCCTTCTCTGCTGAGTTCAGAAACCCCCACATCCTTAGTGGAGTAGAGTTTGTACAGCCCTCAGGAATTCCTGAAGGTAGCGAGTTCAGAGTCTTCAAGGCAGACAAAAGCTTCAGGACTCAAGGAGGGGAGAACTACCTAATTGAGAACACCGTCATTAAATCTAAGTCCACCCAGGGGCTAGCTAGAATCCGTTTCGATCTAAGTGCCTATGGAGACAGAATCAACCACCTCATTAAGGATCATAAGTTTTCTCTAAACATTAGATCCCTAGTTGGAGATGAGATTCGTAACGAGCTAGGAGGAGGCAGCGTAGGGGTATGGATCCATACAGATACTCTAGAGCCAACCTCTAACCTAATGTGGTCTTGGACTCCTAGTAACAAGTGGGTTCTTCACGAAGAGAGCGCATTAGATACGGCCCTGGTGCTAAACCAGCTAGCCCACATCAAGACCTTCCCCATCTCCTCTCCAGCAGAAGGAAGTAAGTGCCTGCATGACCTACTCTCTCCTAATCCAATCAATAACGTCAAGCTATCTGAGGTTAGAGAGGAGTACTTCGAGGACTTCACGGTAGACTTCGACACAAGGAACTACACCATCCACAACAACTTCGAGTACTTGGATATCATCCCTGTACCGGAAAAGTATTACAAGAACAAGGATCTAGTTCACCTACAGGAGTTCACTCCTACAAACTACATCGTTGAGGTCTTCTTTGTACCCAACGATAACAGCAGCAAGTACCTCCTGATTGACGAGGTTCAGCTAACAGATAGTACCCTGAGAGATTGGGCTGCTATTGGTACGGGTCATGGTATTGAGACTAATGGTACACCCCTACGCAGATTTGTTGCGGAAGATAAACTTTATCTCACGAAAGAGGAGCTACGACAGGTACTTAAGTTCTATAATGCACTAATGGGACAAGGTACTGGAATCTATGCAACTACTCTAGCCTCAAGAGATGCAGCTATTACGGCTGATATCATGGAGCAGTCTGGAGGTAGTAGACTTAACTATCGTCTCTTCCCTGAGTGGACTATCTTCTCCAAGTATGGGACAGACAACCAAACATATGAATCACTGGAGTTCGATAACTAATGAGAGGTGAAGTAGAAGTATGGATGGGAGACAAGCTCATTGCCAAGGAAACCAACCTAATCGTAAACGGTGCTGGTAAGACTATTGCTGACATGATGACCGTTAGCCCTTCCCTTTCTGGGATTGCAGATCTGGCTACATCGTCTCTACTGGATACGTCCAACTACTATGTCCAAGCTATCTCTTTTGGTACAGGCTCAGAAGCCTTCCAAGATAACGCTCACGCCTTAGACGATACGGGATTGTATGGAGTCATTGTACCCTCTACCCACATCAATGCAGGAACAAGTATCGTTAGGTTCCCTTTTGATACTACCACAAGTTCCTACGTCCCCAGGGCTGGATTGCCAGAGGAGCCTAGTCCTGAAAGCACCAGACTAGAAATGAGGACTACTAGTGTTGCTGCTGAGATCTCAGGAATTAGTGTTAGCTCTGTCTTCCCCGGTAATGGACAGCACGTTAACTTCCTTAATGCTGATATTGCTAGCTCCATCTGTGCAGGAACCGTTTTCTCAAATACCACATCGGCATATGTAGTAGGGTCCGTTATGGGAGGCTTCCCAGACGACACCGGATCCGAATATGCTGTTTATGGATACCTCTCAGGAACTCCAGCTTCCCCTACACTAATAGGAATCTTTACCCCCAGTGGTACATTTAATGCTGCTGGAGTTAGTAGTATGGATGTCTCTGGGTTTGTCACTCACAAGTATGATGAGAACAACTCTCAACTAGGGCTGATTAGCACAGCTATCGATGGGGATGGAAGCATTGGAGTACAGTACGAAGTGCAGCTAGGCCCAGGTGATATGCAGCTAGCCAATATGTACGGAGGAATTTACCACATTGGGCTGTGGACTATCGATAACGAAGCCACTCTTCTCAATGGTAATACTCCCCCTTATTCGTTCAGTGTACTAAATAATCCTAGGAAGTATAGACTCTTTGCTCGCAAGGGATTCACAGTAGATCTCACCTCATACGAGGACGACGGTACGGCAGAAGGATTCAAGAGCTACGGAAGTGGCAACAACCTAACTATCAAGTGGAACATACGATTCAGCTAAAATGAATTTCATCGAAGACAAAGGCATCACAGGACACCTCAAGATCTCCAAGCGTTATGCTAATGGAGAGGAAGAGGTAGTTCTCGATGATAGCAACATTATTGTTTCCGGTATGGGAGAAAGCCTAAGTTATCTCTTTACCGCATCTGGATCAGAGTTTGTACTCGACCACCAAATTGGAAGATTCCAAGTAGGTGTTTCCGGTCCCCCTGCTGGTGGAGTAGTAAGCTCTATCAACCAACTATCCGGTTCCCTTACCTCTATTGATGAGTACGGGACGGGAAGTAACCTCCTAGTGGGGTTGGACAACCAACTAGTTAATGGAGCAGCCGTAACAGATCAAACGTTTGCCATCATCCCAGCTAGCAAGATTACCAGAATTGGAGATAGCTCTGTCAGGTACACCTTGGTTATAGATGAGGAAGCTTGTAATGGATTGCAGAGAGCAGGCATTGATGCACCTATCAGCGAAGTAGGACTCTTCACCAATAACCCATCTGGGGCAGCCAAGGTTTCTGCTCTACTAGTTGCTTATCGAACCTTCAGTAAAATCTTTAAGACAAGTGATTTTTCTATTATATTTCGCTGGACCATTAACTTCTAATCATGGCATTCAAAAGAGAAGATCAATACGCAGCTAGCGGTAGCACAAAGCTCTGGAACGCATGGACTCCATACGTTAGTAAGTTCGATACATCCTCCTTCTACAACTGGGAGCAGGACAACCTACCTCTGTACGACCTAGAGGAAAGAACTTATGAAGCATGGGAGCAGCTTGGATTCCCAACTTCCTCTGTTCCAGGCATGGCCCTTACCGTATCTGCTGATGCTGGTAACACCGTGGAAGGACAGGCCCAACTCCTAGCTGAGAGCACGCTCTTTACTGATGTTAGTTCAGCCATCGCTGCTATCCCTAAGGTAGTACGCTTTCCTGTTTTAGTTGAGGTAGGAAGCTTCGGTGATCTAGGTAACATGGAACTCCACAACTTCCGTATTGAGGAAGGTGGCTCCATTGAGATTATCAACAGAAACGCAAGTAAGTTCTACTCTGCCTCTTCTACAGTCAACAATGTTGCCGCTGGATCCGTCTATAACTCCAGCCACGATCTTATCAAGAGGGTAGACTCTCTGGATCTAAGCAATACTTTCACAAACGCTTCCTGTGTTCACTTAGGACTATCCCTTCTGAGCGGAACTGATGATTCTAGATTCGGAACAGGCTATGCTTTTGCACACCCACAACACACCCTAAGAAGGGGTACAGTTGCCTTCGGATATAGTGTTGGTACTCTAGATGGGAACATCTTTGATTGGAGTCTATACGAGAACACCGCAGGAGGGGCCACATATAATGATGATACCTTACCCAGCTATGACACTTCTACTTACGATGCACTCAATAATGACTACCCTACTAGGGGCCAAGTAGATAGTTCCGATAGCGTCAAGGGAGTTGTCTATAACAATGTAGCTAGAAAAATTAGCATCAAGAACTGTGACGGTCCCATCTACATTAGGGGGTTCGTTGTCGATGGAAACATTACCTCTGTAGATGATGGCATCTCAGTTATCAACTCTGATGTTGTCTTGGAAAACTGTGCTGCGATGCGCTGTAACGAAGCTGGATTCAAGTTCCATAACTCTAAGGTTACGCTTTCTAGAACAGCCTGTTCCTACAGAAACTACAAGTTAACTGATAGTGCTACTAGAGCAGAGGAGACAGGGGTAGGATTCCACGCTGTCAACAGTGAGGTTACTGTTAGTGCTCTACTACAGCCAATTCTTTCTCTTGATGGCCCCGCTGATTTCGGCGCCTCTGGTGTAGACGTAGCTGTAATGGCTTCCCGTAACTACCTAGGCTTCCTACTGGAGAACTCCAAGCTAGTAGGTGGATACCGTAGAGACTCAGCCATCAATGAGACAACAGGGGGACTACTCCTATCAGAACTGAACTATGGCGCAGGACTAGAAGCCATCAATTCTCAGATCAATCTCAAAGGACAAATAGATTTCTATGGTAACGCTAGAGGGCTAGACCTACTTGGTACTACTGTTAGAACAGAGAACCTCTGCGTAGACTTCACTAACACTGAGGCCCTTAGAGCAGCTAACTCCCGTGTTGAATTCGATTCAGTAGTTAGCCCAGCCCAAGCTGGTCAAGCCTCTAGAGCACAGTTTGAGTTTAGTAAGAACGGACAACATATCCTCCTTAGGAATCAGAGTGAAGTTACCTTCCGTAGGAAGAACCACCTTCCTGCTATATATGGAAACAGCTTCTTCCTAAGTTCTTTCGGAACTATTACTTGGGATGGAGCTAACAGGAATAACCTTCCCGGCGTTTCCGTTGAGGATCAGTCCACCATTGAGCTAATCCACCCTAAGATGGTTGCTCACGATTCTGTTGTTAGGAATTCTGCTGACTACGGGCAAATACTAAGAGCAGTAAACGGATCCAAAGCTAGCCTATTCGGTACTGCCGCTGGTTGTAACTTTGTTTGGGGACCAAGAACCTATAACAGGCAACAGTTCGCCGCTGGTCTATATGCTGGTAGAGGTTCGGAACTAAACCTTCACGGTCCTACAGTTATCGCTCAGTATGGTATCGATGCTCTAGTTGAAGACAACTCAGTAATTAATATCGAGCCACACAGAAGTAGGTCAGGATACGGTCTAGAAGTAAGTGCCTTTGATCTCAGTGCCCAAGCTAACCACACTAGCGTAGAGCTTCACTCAACCAGAGCGTGCCTTGTAGCTAACCGTAACTCAGTTATCAACCTACAGGATCTAGGTTCCTACACTCTTCACTGGCCTCGTACAGGAAGAGGAGGTAACCTCCTGGCTGCTGGGGCAGACTACAACCTGGGTTCAACAGGATATGCCTCTAGTGGACTTACCGCTTATGGCTCCCTACAGTTCTTCCCCAACCCATCTGATTCAAAAATCGTTACTCAGAATGATCTAGATGATCTCATCTCTGGTGGAGTAGCTGCTAGCGTCCCAGACTTTCCTGTCTTTACTGCTGCTACCGACATGAACACCTTCCTAGTAACTGACGATCCCATTGGTGGATCAACAGACACAGCTACTAGAGGACTTGCTTCGTTGGGTGGAGTTTGTCTAAGAGCCGCAGGAGATAGTGTTGTAAACGTAAACAATGTACACTTCCCCACTGGCAACAACGGTGGATTCATGGACGGTCTCTTCTACGATGCTAGTGGAGATAACTGTCACCAGCTAATGATTTGGAACCTAGCGGACACCTCAAAGCTGAACGCCTCCTTCCTATCTGTTAGTGGAATGTACCCAGGCAACTCAACCTATCACGGACCAAGTGCTATGTACGTTTCCTCCAACACCCTTGGATCAAACGATACGGAATACGTTGCTGCCTCTGGAGCCCCCTCCTCTACACCTGATACTGGAACCCTATCTGTCCTAGACCCTTTCGGTGCTGGTTCTGCTGTGGGTATCTGGAACCTTCCTGTAGGAGCAACGATCAACTCTCCCTTCAAGAGATATCATCCAATAACAGAAGCCTTCAACGAAGCTACCCCTAGTGCTCTAGCTGGAGCAGGAGTTATCGTTAGTGCTAACGCTGCTATGCCCTTTGGATTTGATGGAAGTGGTTCCAACACTGGTCCCTTCAGAATCTACTGGTCACCAAAGCCATCCTCTAAATTCCTCGCTGTTGACCTCAGTGGTTATCAGTACGGTGCATGGAAAGGGGAGTACGCAGGAGGAGATGCTTTCTCAGGATATACAGGTCCAGCGTATCAAATCTTTTCACAGGGCTATAATATGTCGGCACCCGTCTCTGCCCTGCTGTTCGATGATGGCAACTCAGTAAGCTCTGTCTACCCAGACCTAGTTAAACTAAGCATTGACTCAGACGGTGATGGCTCTTACGATAAGCTTTGGACCTCAGGCTTCTATTACTGTTCTGAGTTCCTAGACGACGACCCCCTTCAATGTATGCTAGATGAATCAGCATCAGACGCATTCCAGAACGCTAAGAATGCTTCTACTGGAACCTCTGGCAAGCCTAAAAGGGTAACTATATACAGATCAAGAGAAGACGATAGTGGTGACGCTAGCCCCTCTAACAGAGGATCAGAAGCTTACCAAGGGGACAGAGATCATACGGTTGGATTCAAGTCCGCAAACATTTTCGATCTTCGGAGAGATAACTAATGGCTGAACAACAATTTGAAGATAGCTCGTATAGGTTCTCTGACCCTATTAGATTCTTTAAGGCTAACGATCCTTACTACTTTGAGGTAGACAACATTCCTCTTAAGCAGCTACAGGAGAACTGCCAATGGCTTAAGGATCAGGTCAGAAAGACCGCTATAAAATTCACAGGAGTAAAGCGTGGGGACATTGATGAACTCAAGCCCTATGCTACAGGAGGAGATAGAAAGGTTAGAGTAAAGCCTGGTCGTTACTCTGCTCGTATCAATGATGCAGCTACCAAAGATCCTCTTGGCTATCTTCAGAAGGTAATGGGCGAAGCTCTAGGTGATGTAGATGCTTGGGCTGCTGCCACCGCCAATACCGGAACCTTTCCTGCGGGAACCGTTCCCTCCTATAACACCCTACTGTCAGAGTCTCTAGATAGATTCAAAAGCTCTCTCTCTCAGGATGCTCTAGGTATGACGGGTCTTGTAGGCAGAGCCTTCACTTGGCCTATCGTTAATGTAGACACTCCAGTAGACTCGGATGGTGTTAACCTGGATAGTACTGTAGGCTACGTCAAGTATAGCTCTAGTAACAACCCAGGTAACGGAGTAAGTAATGTACCCGCAGTAATTTCTCAAGCTATTACTTGGGCTAAGAGTGTTGGTAATAGTGCTCAGAGCTATGCTCTCCCTTCCTTTGAAACTACAAATCCTAACAATGGTTGGGCTAAGTTTCCTCTAACGGAGGCTTACTTCATTAACAAGTGGAGAGGCGTCTCTCGTCTAGCCATCGTTGATGTACCTGATGAGATTTCAATTGAGGTTCCTGCTTTCGATGCAGCAGACTTCAACTACATTGATGAGTTCGGAGACGAGCAGACTGTCGATGGCGTAGAGCAGCGCATTGATCTAGTCTTCATTTACTCCAAGCCTATTGACGCTTCCTCTACTACTATCCTCAAGCCCTCCGGTAAGGCTGTTATCACTAGCCCACAACTGGGTATTGTACGAGGAGCAGGCATTAAAGTAAACCTCTCAGATAAGCAGGACTTCCAATACGGACACCAAACTGAGGTATCCGATGAGCACAAGATCCTAGCCTCCCCTGGAGACCAAGAGAATGCAGACATGGGCTTCCTTGCTACTTCAGCTAACGATATCGCTAACGATGTCAGAGGCAGTTTCCCATCCCCCGATGATATCCTCAACCTCGCTCCACTCATTTCAGAGAAGCTTGAGGATGAGGCTATTGAACTAGTCGGCCAGTCCATTCTACCTGTGGCCTACGTTTGGGTAAAGAGTACTGGTAGTGAACTAACAAGTGGTGCTATCCCTATCCTTAGCACAGACGTAGTTGATATTCGTCCCTTCTTTAGAACAGCGGAGCTAGCATACAACGAGAGGGCTGGTATCGGTGGTGCAATGCCACAGCTATCCCTAGCTAATCCTGCTGTCGGAAAGTCTCAGCTAGACTACGAAAGCAAGAGGCTATATGATTACTTCAACAACAAGATTAATGCGGTAGCAGATCAGACTGGTCCTGAGGACGAGATGACAACCTTGGCTGCTGGCTATGTCTTTGGTGGTTGGAACTTTGGGCCTGAGGGGACACTGTTCGACTACTACCAAACTCAGTTCGGCGCTGACGATGCTGACGTAAATAACCCTGATGGTATCCTAGGAGCCGATGTACAGGCTATTAGGCAGTACGTTCTAGGTAAGTATGGTATTGGAAGTAATGGAGCACAGGTTACCATTCCCTCCTACCCAGACTGGGACTTAGCTCAGTGGTGTATCCAGCAGGACGTTGGCGATAAGGGTCTCTACCCTAATGATTACATTAACACATTCTTCTCTGCTAAGAATGGCACAGGTCAAGATCCTTCTATCGTAGCAGGTAGCTACAGTCAGATGGTATTCGAAAACGGTACTACTGAAGGTGGTGGTTCCCCTGGAAGACTACAGAACTTCGACAACAACGAACTTAACGCTGGGGCTAATGTCTCAAGAGTAAACTTCCACTACGTTGCCAAGCGCATTAAGTTTAATCGTCAGGCAGTACCGTGGCTAGGAGATTATAAGGTTGATGTCAACTTCGTTAACTGCCTACCTCAAGTTCAGAGTCAGCAACAAGCTGCTTCCTATCATGGTTGGTGGGTAGAAAAAGGTTTCGATGAGTTCACTATCTATATTGCTTTCTCGGCTAACGACAACAACGCTGCTGGTAGTTCACAAACTCCTAGGTTCCCTGCTCCCCACTCCCTCTCCTTCACCACATCAGGAAAGAAGAAGAAGACAACCTCTGTCCTCAACGTATCAGACAGAGCGGGTGAAAGATTCAGTTCGTTTGTTGTCCCGGTATCTGATATCCTAAATGCTAACACAGATCCAATCGGTGAAGGTGCTGGAGCAGGCTATGTTGGAAACCCACGAATAGGAAAGTGTACTTACCCCTCTATTATGTGGAGTATTACAGGTATTCCTGTTAACACCGCTACCTACTTCTACGGAAACCTTAATAGTACCAACCCCACTATTTCACTGAAGAGTAGCTAATGCCTGATGGGATTACGTTTGATTGCGGAGACTTCTTACCAGGATTAGGGCCAAATAATTTCCCCGATTATGACCCTAATGGTGATGATGTATTAGTACCCGACGATGATGTCGATGTTCCTACTTGGACTGCTAGGCCAGTAGACGATGGTGGTGGTCCCCCAATTCAACCTGGCCCTGATCCTGTACCCAAGCCTAGTGACCCTCCACCACCACCAGGCCCAGGAGTGCCTGGCCCACAAACAGGTATTCCCTCAGGGCCAGCACCTCCTCCCCCAGGTCCAGGACCAATCTCCCCAGGACCACAAGGCCCAGCAGTACCAGGCTCAACTGACAAGTGTATCTGTAGGGTCCAAAATCCTCCAACCGTAGAAGTAAACTCTTCAACAGGTGGGGATGCTAATGGACTGGGTAAGTACTATAAAGTATGTTGGGAACAGAAGTGTGAGTCTTTCCCTGCTAATGAAGATGTACCTCCTGATACCTCAGTAGATGATTACGCTACCGCTGTAGGTTCTCAGGGAGCTAGGAACATTACGGTAGAAGGAACTCAGGGTGGGAATTGTAAAAAGAACGGAGCTTGCGGTGGTGATTGCCCCGAAATTTGTCTTAGATACTTTGTCCCTAGAGATATAGAAGACATTCCCCCAGGACCAATTGACACAGAACCTCCTGGTCCGGGACCGGATCAGCCCGGTGGACCCCAAACAGGTATCCCAGGAGGCCCTCTACCCCCACCACATGTTCCTCCCCCCGGAGTTGTACCTGGCCCACAAACAGGTATTCCCCCTGGCCCCGCTGGTGGAGGTGGTGGAGGACCGGGAGGTCAGCCTGGTCCACAAGGAGAGATTGACCCTGGAGTTCTAATCATCCCTGATCCTGGCCCCACTATCTCTCGCCCAGGCAATCAAGGCGGTATCGGTGGTGGATTAGTACCTGATCCCCCTCCTGGTGGAGGTGGTATTAACCCTGGAGGAAATCAAGGCGGTATCGGTGGTGGATTAGTACCTGATCCACCCCCAGGAGGAGGAATTAGCCCTGGAGGAAATCAAGGCGGTATCGGTGGTGGATTAGTACCTGATCC